CTTGAGCGATTGCTTAAACGCTTTCCTAATGCACGAGTTCTCGATAAGCATCAAAACACTATTGACGAATGGAACAATGGCGAAATACCCCTTCTATTTGCGCATCCGGCTTGTTTACATCCATCGACTGAAGTGTTGACTGAACATAGAGGATGGACTAAGATTGTCGATGTGAAAAAAGACGAACGTGTTTTTGATGGTATTGAATTTGTAAGCCATAGCGGGTGTCATTTTTCTGGTGTAAAAGAAGTGATTGATGTGATGGGGATAACCATGACCGAGAATCATAAAATACTTATCGATGACAAATGGGTGGAAGCAAAAAATGTACAAAATAATATCCATACTAGAAGAAAAGCGAATTACAGCTACAGCGGAACTGACGCTTACCTTAGCTCAATGTTGCCATTGCGGGGAAATACACACACTATTAAAACAAAATGTTTTAAGAGCGAACAAAGAGAACAGAAAACATTGTTCAAAATGCGTAAAAGAAAACTTTCATTTAATGACAAATACAAGAATTTGGAGTATTTGGAAGGGGATGATAAGTCGAGCAACGAAAGAATACGATCGAAGCTACATTCTATATGGTGGAAAAGGCAAGGGCGTTGCGAAAGAATGGTTAGACTTCAAGAATTTTTATTCAGATATGAAAGAAACATATTCAGACAATCTAACTTTAGATCGGATAGACAATTCAAAAGGTTATTCCAAAGACAATTGCCGATGGGCAACAAATATGGAACAACAAGCAAACAAAATAAACAACAGGGTTTTAGTTTACAAAGGCAAACAAATGCACTTGTCAGAATTTTGCAGGGTTGTGAACATAAGCAGAGGAGCGATAACCCCTCGTTTAAATTTAGGAATGACTCCGGAGGATGCTGTGACCAATTATTTAAATTCAAAGTATCCGAAAAACCGACGTTCTCGGAAGTATTTGATTTAGTGGATTGCGGTACAAGAAATAGATTTCTTGTACGAAATAATAATGGGGAGGTATTCATATCACATAATTCTGCCGGTCACGGTCTTAATATCCAGCATGGCGGGAGCATGATTGTGTGGTTCTCACTGAGCTGGAGTTTGGAGTATTACCAGCAGTTTAATGCTCGATTGTACCGGCAAGGACAGACTATGGCGGTAAGGATTATCCACTTAATCTGCAAAGGCTGCATTGACGAGCGAATCATTAACGTATTGAAAGATAAAGATATTGTGCAATCTGACTTACTTCGTGCATTAAAATAAGTTAAGTTAAGGTTGACTGAGGGGATAAAATCAATAAAATAGCTTCACGGTTTCTCGAAACAAAAAAAATCCTACTGCCCCAAAGGAATAAACAGGCAGTAGGAATAGAGTCGAGGAGTCTAACACATGTACGCATTTCAAACAGTTGGAGTGGAATGCAAATTGAGTATAACACAATCAAGAGGTTATATAAATGCGAGTATTTGAAGATTTTACTTCTGACGCATATTGGTATGCTGAGGAAGAAGATGATGAGCGTAAATATTGGACACACTCCCAATGGGATGCTATCAATAAACAAAGAGCGATTGATACTGAAAAACAACTTAAAAAAATGTTAGGAGCAAGATATGTCGAACCAAAGAAAGTTTAATAATCATGAGGTTATTTTAAAATTACTAACAACTACGTTGGAACATGATAACCAACAAGAAGCCCTTAGTGATTTAACCTTTGAGCTTGTAGAGGCAGTAGGGTATTTGGTTGGTAGCACTGACAAACTAGAAGATAGGGAAATATTTATTAGAAAAATTAACAGTCAAATTAATGATTGCGTTGAAATGCTTGATGGTGTTCGTAAAGAACTTGCAAGCAATACGGCAACACTAGAAGCGTAATAGCTGAGGACACAGATAATGGACGCATTAATTGAATTTTTAGAATACTTAGATAAAAGCAGTATTGCTTATGTCTTAATGATAATTTTGTTTATGGCTATGGCGTACTTGCACTTTAGCGCATTAGATGAAATTACCCGTCTGCGTAGAGCGCTTAAAACCGCAGTCTTGGAGAATAAAAATGGAAAGCGATGAAAAAAAGGAACTTAGAAAACGAACACATAGAAGTATCGTAACTAAAGTTAAGAACAATAAAAAGCGTAGGTTTCAACCTTACCGAGAGGACTACATTAACTTTTTTGTAAAAATAAATAACGAGGAAACAGTTTATGGGAACTATATTAGCTACTCTGACATTGACACTATCGTTTCTGACCTCAGAAACGACTATTGATAAACACGGTAAAGCAACCACCCATGAAGTGATTGCTTACACAACAAGTGTTCTGCCCTATGAATCAATGGGTGCTTGCAACAATGCTAAAGAAGAATACAATTTTGCTTTTGGTGCATACCAAATGTCAAAGCGCCCAACAAGAGTAATCACAGCAATATGTAATGATGTTAAAACGGGGACAGTGCAATGAGTAATATTAAAAATAATGGCGGTACTGCGCTTTCAACTTTTCATGGTATGACATTGCGCGATTATTTTGCGGCAAAAGCAATGCAAGCCTATATGTCTGATCCGAATATGACTTGGTCTGACAGTGAAATAGCAAGAGAAGCCTATGTAATGGCAGATGCAATGCTTGAAGCTAGAGGTGAATAATGAGTTCCATGACCATTAGACAATTCCGAGAAAAAACAGGAATGTCGCAAGCAACATTAAGACGTAAATTAATAGCGCTTAATGTATTGCCCGTAGGCGTTAGTAAACAAGGTAAAACAGCATGGCTGTGGGCAACATCTGATTTAGAAAAAGCGTTCTCATTAGTAAATACTTATTTATCCCCCCGTGGGCGACATAAAAAACTGTGGTGATTAATATGAAATACGACATGATATATGTAGCTATTGCCTCATTTTGTTTAGGTGTAATCCTCACTGTAATTATTGACTCAACACTTCATCGCCATTACTACGAAGTAATTAAAGTAACAACAGGTGAGTTCATTATCCATGATGGTAAGATGTATGCGGTTTATGAGATGGAGCGCAATGTAAAAGGCGAATTGCAAGTAGGTATAAGATGACCAAAGACGAATGTATAAGTCGCCTTAAAACGGCTCAAAAAAACAAAAAAGAACTAAGAAAAATTAAACTTCAACTACTCAAAGAAATTGAGCAGTTGAAGTTGATGCTCAGAGCATTAGAGGAAGAAGAACAATGGGCGAGTTAATTTACTGGGCAGTTATTGGGTTTACCGTAGTGTGTTTTATGATTGAGTATGGAAAAGGAGATGACGATGGCATTACATGATTGGATATCACTTGTTTTATATGTTGGGATGTTAACTTTGACAATGAGGATATTATGGACAAAGTTAAAAAAGTAGAAGCAGTACGAGCGTTACCAGACGCTACCAATTGCAAACATGATCATTGGCGAGTTTACCAATCACTTGGTTATCGGGAGTGCGATAGATGCAAAGCAAGACGCGCTATATTTAATGACATAAGGCATCAAAGATGAACACACTAATAAACATATTGAAGTTCCCTGTATTCCTTATTTGCTGTTTGCTGTACTTAGCAAGTGAGATGTTACTAGGACTTAGCGTACTGCTAGATTGTATTGGGGAAGTGCTTGAGGATTTAATAGATGAATAAAATTGACCAAAAGATTGTTGGCTACAAAGTAGTTGATAAGACAGAAGAAAAAGTAGTGTTTGAGATGATACACGAGAATTTTCCTCGACCACCGCATTTGACAGGTACAACGTACAAAGTAAAAACGCCACAAAGCGAACACGCTCTGTATATCACTATCAATGATATGGTGCTTAATGGTGACGAGCGTCATCCTTATGAGATGTTTATTAACAGTAAGAACATGGATCATTTTCAATGGGTGCTGGCATTGACCAGATTGGTGTCTGCTGTTTGGCGCAAAGGTGGTGACAGTACGTTTCTTGTAGAAGAACTTAAGAATGTGTTTGACCCGAAAGGTGGTTACTATAAAAAAGGGGGTGTGTATATGCCATCGCTAGTGGCTGAGATTGGTAGCGTAATTGAACAGCATTTAATAGCAACTGGTGTTATTAAAGTTAAGGTGGACGCGCATCAACAAGCATATCTTGAAGCTAAGAAAGAAGAAGTTGGTGAAGAAGGTTTAAAGAATGCTGAGTTATGCCCGTCATGTAATACCAAGTCTTTAATATTAATGGATGGCTGTGTTACTTGCGTCAGTTGTGGTTTTTCTAAGTGTAATTGACGATGTATATCAAATGCGGGTTTAATAAAAGAGGTGATTTATGAATATAAAAGAGTTTGTAGTATTTATGGCTGTAAGTTTGTTAGGAGTCTTTTTAGTTGCGGCTGTTGCTATACATGACATAAATAAAAAAACAAGCTGTGTTATAGATACAAGTAAACAAAATTTAACTTTTGATGAAATAAGCAAGTTATGTGGAGTAGGTAAATGAGTAAAGAAAGAGAGTTGTTAAAAAGAGTGCGAGATGTATTGCGCGGATTAGAAGAAACCCACTATGACCTTTATTGGGACATACAAGCTGAACTAGAAAAAATTGAGCAGAAACCTAACAATGTTGGTTATCTATGCAAGCAGGAAGATTGTTATGGAGATATTCAAACAGTATTTAAAGTTGATAAGCCTTACATAAGATGGCATAACGTTACAGATGTTACTCCTGTCTACCTAGCACCACCAAAACGTGAACCTTTGAGTGATGATGAAATTTTTAACATTGGATACAATGCAGGATTCACTCTTGACCATGTTAAAGAGGATGTTGGTTCTGTCTACGGCTTTTTAAACGAGTATGGTTACATTGATAATATTAAATATTTTAAGTTTGTCAGGGCAATAGAAAAAGAACACGGTATTGGAGTAGAAAATGAAAATTGAAATTAAGAAGTTAACAAAGAATGTAGTTATTCCTGCCTATGAAACTTTGGGTAGTGCGGCAGTAGACTTAAGAGCTAACATCACAAAACCGATTAAGTTAGATTTAGGTGAGGTTGCGATGATACCGACAGGTATTGCAATAAATATCCATGACGTAGA